CCCAATTGGGACCCTTGAATACATGTAAGAAAGACTTACATTAAATTGTCTACACGCACACGACGGTAGTAACGGTTTGCATTAGCAAGAAGACGACCAGAACCCTGAGTAGTACCCTCAGCGAATGGATTAGCAACCATACCATAACGAGTCTTGAACCCGATTTTTGGCTGGAAGGTGTTCTCGCCAACGGCACGAACCATTTGAAGGGGCACATAAGGACAATAGAAGAGTCCTGCATCATAAGGTGAAGAACCTTTATATCCTACAACGTAGTACTGATTAGCAGATACGTTAGCAGCATATGGATCAATATATACACGATACTTGCCCTGAAGAACACCAGCAAAAGTGTTGCCGGTATCATCAACATTCAAGTTTGCATTGAGTGCTGGGGTATAATCAAGAACACCTGCCATTGTGAGTGCCGAGGCAACGTCAGCAGAGCAGAGAATCATATTACCCTTTCCTCTACGAGTTCTTTGTGCGATTGCGTTAGCATCACGCTCGATTTGGAATAGAAGTCCTTTGAACTTCTCAACTGACCAACGACCATTGGAGTCGATGTCTAGATCGAAAATACCTGCAGTAGCGGTATTAACAGCAGCACCTTGCTCAGCAATTTTATAAACGGTACGAATAACTTCACGGTTAATTTCAGCAAGAATCTCAGTGGAGAGAATGTTTGCTAATTCCGCTTCAGCATTTAGTCCGTGAATTGCTTTAAGGTCCTGTGCAAGTTCTAGTGAATACTCAGCTTTGAGTGCTCTAGATTTTGCAGTCACAGTTACTTTCTCGATTGAGAAAGCCATTTCGTTGAAATGATTACCAGCTCCATCTCCAAGTGCTTCAGCATCACCAGTACCCATTGCTTGACCAACTTGATAGGTGGTTTGGGTTTGACCTGATACTGGGTTCAAGAGACCAGGATTGGTTCCTGCAGGGTTTGCTGTAGTACCGAAACCAGCAGCAGTACTTGTAAATCCAGAAGTAACATCAAATCCGGAATCTTGACCGGAGAATGAAGTATTTACTTCATCGAATAGTGCTTCAGATCCAGACTGATTAGTGTAACGTGAACGCATTGCAAAGATAAGTCCAGTAGGACCGTTCATTGGTTGTACACCAGCAAGGTCATAAGCGACCAAGTTAGGCATAGAACGACGAATTAGGCTAATTAGAACTGGGTCGAAACCTGCTACGGGACCGGTTGCAGTGGAAGAACCACTGAAACCAGAAGCACCTGTGGCCATTGTTGGTGCTTCATAAAGGAATTGATTTTCCTCTCTTAAAAACTTTTCTTGATTTTCTAACAGGACTGCGGTTACCATTCTGCGATGTGAGTCCTTGATTGAATCAAGACCCTCATAGTTAAGTAGTGGTGCCCACTTCTCCTGCAGACGTTCTCCATCGAACATTTGCATTTGTTTTACCTCTTTTGGAAATTGTTAGTTTGATTTATGATTTAAAAATCACTTTTTAGAAACTCGGCTCAGAGTCTGAAGATACGATCCCATTACACCAGAAACTGGTTCATTGTAATTTGTTTCTTCAGATAATGTCTCTGAATAATCTCTTTGAGCACTAGTGTTTCTTGGGAAATAAGATTCCTTTAAAGTTACTAGTTTCTCACGATAGTTTGCTTCACTATCAAACTCAACATTTTCAGCAAGAGAAGCGAGTTTATCTTTCTGAGAAGTCGCTAAACCCTCAGTGATATCAGAAAAAATAACATCGGCAACCGACTCTGCTAATCTTTGATTTAGAGCAACATTTCTTTCAATTTGCTCGTTGAGTTTTGTCTCCATTTCATCAAGTTTGTCTACCATACTCTCAAGAACATCATATTTATCGTCAGGGATTGTTACATAATGATCTTCAAAAAGACCTTTCATTCCTTGTAGGAATGATTCGGTCATCTCGGTCTTGAGACCTTGCTCTACAACAAGAGCATTTTCTTGCAGCCATTCATCGGCAACATACTCAAGATAAGCATCAACTCTTTCTACAAGTTGACCTTTCATCGAATCAACTTCTTCAAGAAGTTTGGTTTCGTAATGCTCTTCTAATGATTCATAAATTTCTGAAATCTTAGCATTGATTGCTGTTTCAAAAATAAGTTTTGCTTTCTCTCTGAATTCTTCGGAGAGATCTTCACCAGCAAGAAGAGCATCAACATCTTCTTCAATGTTAATAGATTCTTCTACTTTCTTTTTCTTTTTCTTTTTATCTTCTTCGTCATCATCATCATCAGTGCCTTCATCTTCGGATTCTTCTTCCTCAGACTCTTCATCTTCAGATTCTTCATAATCCTCATCTTTTTTAGATGATTCTACGAGTTCTTCGTCATCTTCAAGTGCTTCAATTGCTTCTTTCATTTTCTGCATTGCTTCTGCAGATCTAGCACCCTTATTCACAACATTCTTCACTGGTTTAAGTGAAGAACCAGGAATATTGAGTTTAGAAGAATCATCATCTGGACGATAGTTTTCTGGAGTAGGTCCTCCAAGATCTTCCCAACTACCAGTTTGACCAGGAGCAATGCCCGTAGTCAACTTTTGCATTGGTTCTGCTGCTTTCGCATTTGCATTTACAGCAGTACGAGATTGAGCGGTGCCTGTTTCCATTTCTTGTAAGTTTTTACCACGGGACATTTGAACTCTCCGATTTACCTATGTTAAATCTATATTTATTTATAATTTAAAGATTTGATAGAAATTCTTGAAATAAATTCACTTTGTGTTCATCAAGAATTTTTTGATCTACAAGAGTATTAATTCTCTTGTATGTTTTTTTTGCTGCCTGTTCTTTTAGAATTCCACCATCCCAACACCATTCTTTACCTTCCATAATTCCCTGAACAAATGCATCAGGTGCAGATGGATCCGCAACAAGATCAGCAGCAGTTGCAAGCATAAAGTCTTCACCAACAACTTTATGTCCTTCATTTGTTTGAAGCAATGAACCAACACCACGAGAAGAAACACCAAGAGTTACACCTTCACCAATCAGTGATTGTGCAATTTTGCCCATCGGTGTAGATAAAAGTTGTGCTCTTCCTTTAAAATTATTTCCTTCGCGAACAAGTGAAGTAATCATATGAGAAACACGATCCAAATTCACAGTTGGCCCATCAGGATGTCCAAGTTCACCAAGAGCACGACCTTTTTGAACAAATGTTTCATTATATCTGTTCACTTCACGTTCTAAAATATGGACTGGATATTCTCTATTGTTACGATTTTTAACACCACCTTGAAGAAATGTTCCTTCAATAAACATTTTTTTGGAAGCACCTCTTCCTTCTGTAATAAATTTGACCTTTTGTACTTCTTCTGTGATGAGTTTCATTTTTTATGCCTGTGATGCGATTTGGACTTCTGCAATATGCAAATGAGTGTTATTTGTTTCTGCGTATGCTTCAACTTTTACGCATCTAGATACAGTCGCATTCGTAACAGTAATTACGCCAACAACTGAACTAGTGTTTGCATTTATAATCATCGAATTTGCACCTGGATTGGTACTAGATACAATTGCGAATGAAGTATTTAATCCAGATGGTTGTGCAGATAAAATACTAATTCTATCTCCAACAATGAAAGGAACTCCTGCATTTTCAGCAAAAGTAATTGTAGTGCTAGTACCAGTTGTAATACCTGCTATTTGTTGTCTAGCAACTCTAAATTTTAAAATTTCACTTGTATTTTGTGGTATTAAAAAACTAGATTCAGTATTTGCGATTCCAGTAACAGAACCTTCAATTACGTGAACGTGAGCATTTCCCCCAGATGAAGTCATCCTCAAATAACCAGATTGTAAATTGATTACTCCACTTGTAGCAATTCCACTATTTGGAATTGCTACTGCAGTAATATTTTGTACAATTTTTAAGGCCATTAGTTTTCCTCATCATCTTCGTATTCGTCATCACCTTCTTCATATGTTTCTGAATCCTCTTCACCAAAAAGACTAGAAGCAACATAAGGTTTTGCATCCTCTACTCTTCCGGCACTTTTTGCAAACAGGATATCTTTAATTCTGTCTGCAATTTGTGAAGGAGAATCATCAGTAACAATCATATTTACTAAATCTTCCATATTGTTATAATGTATAATAACTAAGAACTATTTATATCTCTCCACCTTTCGGCATTTCAATTTCTGCTGCTTTTCCTTGTTTTTCTAAATCTGGTTCCATTATTGGTTGCCCTAAATTCATTTCATTGGGAGAAGATTGCATCGGCATTCCAGTAGTTGGGTCAATCGGTTGATTTGGATCTGGAATAATTCCTTCTTTAATTTCTTTTTGAATTTGAGCATCAATTTCTTTCATTTCCCCATCAGATTGCTTTAATACTTTTGATCTGATATATTGTGCTGAAAAGTATTTACCAATATAAGGTTCCATTGCAGCAACAACACCAAGTTGATCATTACGAAGTTCATTATCTTTTAGATCCGAAAAATGATTATCATAAACATAATCATACTGAATATGTTCTCTTAAAACTTCCCAATCTTGTGGTGTAACTATATTTTTTAAAATCAATTGTGTCTTTAACATATCATTAAAAACTTCTGAAAATCTTTTTCTAAGTCTTCCTACAAATCTAGTAAATTTAAGTTCATCTCTTAAAATTTCAGATGAACGACCAAGATTGAAACCACCACCACCAACATCAATTCGGCTTGAAGGTACATTTAATGATTTGTAAAGTTTCTTTTGAAAATATTCAATATCTGCAAGTTCTCCAAGATTTTGTCCACCAGGCAAAGTGGTTATTTCAGTTCCTCTTCCACCCTCTCTTCTTGGTAACCAGAAATCTTCCAACATAGCCATATATTTGCGATCATCTTTAATCTCTCCTGTGTCTGCATTATAAACTAACTTATTGCGATAACGATTCATCACATCACGAAGATATTGTTCTGCTTTAATTTTTGGAAGATTGCCGACATCAATATAAAATATTCTTCTTTCTGGTGCTCTAGAAAGTCTATAAATCACAAGACTATCTTCAATCATTCTTAATTGATTGAGTGCCTTAATTGCTTTATGAAGATAAGATAAAATAGTTTGCTTATTGCGATCTACAAGACCTGATGTTACATAAGTAATAGCATCTTTTGTGATTTTTACACTTTTTGCGTCATTACGAAAAGAGATTGAACCATTAGATCCAATAGAAGAATTTGGATCATAAAGATAATATTCTTCAATTTTTGGTGCTTGATGAATATCTATTGGTTCATTATTTCTACTTAACGGGACTGGAAAATTTGCATTTGGTCCAGTTTGTTCTGCCTTACGAATAAAACGAATTTTAAGTGGATCAATATATCTAATTTCTTGAATTCCGGCAGAAGGATTTTTTAAGTCAATTACTTTATGATAAAAAATCTTTCCATCCACATACCAATTTCTAAAAATTTCGTGTGCTTTTCTATCAAAATCCATAATTTCTTTAATGGATTTAAATTCATCACGAATAATTTGTTTTAATTTATCTCCTGCTGGAAGATTTGAAAGTTCAATCTCTACTGGTGAATCATTCAAATCTGATACGATTGCTTCATTTATTACATCCTCAATTGCACTATCACATTCTGGATGTAAAGCCATCTCACGATATCTTTTTACAAGATCTTGTTCATTCTTATAAACACCTTCAATGTCTACATATTGTCCATAAAAACCACTTTGAACATAATAATCAGATTTATCTTCTTCATTAGAAGGAACTGGAGAAATAAGTTTTTTTGACTTATCTACTCCAGTGTCTTGTATTTTGAACCCAAACAACTTAGACATCAATAAAATAAAATAGTTTCTACTATTTAGGCACCAGTTCCAAGTTGAGTTGCTCCAACAGAGTCAAGAGCATCCCACCATTGAACTTGTAAGTCTACTGTAAATTCTTCAATTGTATCTGAAGAATCATAAGAAAGGTCAATCGCACTTACAGAAGTCGGAAATACGCCATAAAATTTGTATTGCTTCAATACAGGAATTGCTACTGCAGAGGTTGGCGTAGTTCCAGTTGTTAATGCTCTTCCAAATTGTTTTACGTATACATCTTTTTGATAATCTTCTGGTTTTATTTTTCCCGCAGCATCTTCGTGTTTATTGATAAGATTCATCCATCTTTCAAATGCAGTGCGAATTGAAAAATCAATATCATTGATTACGGTAATAGTCCAAGGATCAAATGTGCGATCTCCAGCAATTTTAAGATTTCTGCCCCTAAATGGAACATCAATAATACCTAGAGTCGATGCAGGAAGATTTGCAGCTTTTACTAAAAATCTAGTTTTATCTGCAAGTGTGTCCTCCGTAGTCCCAACTGGAATTGAATCGGGAGGAAAATAAAGTTCACACTCAAATAAATTAGGTCTTGTTCCACCACCTAGCATTCTACCCTTGAACTGTTCAAGGGTTCTATCTTTTGTATTTGGATTGTTTAAGTTGGCCATTTTAGAAATCCCCTATTGAATGTGTTAAACGGAACCTACGACTTCTTCAAAACTTACACCCGTGCGAGTAGCAACAAAGGTAAGACCAATGAAGTTAATAGATCTTGCTGGTTTTACGAAAATATCAGCTCTAAATTGATTTGCATCAATTATATCAGGAGTATTGTTTGTTTCATCGCAGATAACTAAAAAGTCAGTAATGCCTCTTTTTGATTTTACATCACGAAGATACGGTTCAACAATATTAATAAAATTAGATCTAGTGATTATATCATTAAATTCAAACAATTGTGCTCTTGCTGCTCTTTCAATTGATGATTCGATAGTAAGGAATAAACGACGAACGTTTATTCTATCAAAAGCTGAAACATAAGATAGTGCAGTTTTATCACCAAAAAGAATAATACCAGCACCAGGTGAAAATATAATGGGATTAATTCTTTTCGGATAAAGAATATCTCTTTGTGCTTTTGATGGATTGTAAGCAAGTTTTACAGCCCCATTAATTGCTCCTCTAGATGCTCCAGCAGGAGAGAACCAAGGGTATTGGTTGATTGATGTTCTAGCCATTAATCCGGCAACATCAGCATTGCAAGGAATATATCTAAATGTATTATTAAAACGGTCAAACATATACTTATAACCACTATCAAATACTGCATAAGAAGAAGAAGTGATTGGATCAAAGAAATTAATAATATTATTTGTTTGAGTTTCGGTATTTGTAATATTTACAACTCCTGATCTATGAGGAGATATTACAGCAACACAATCTTTTCTTTGTTCGGCAATTGCAATTAATTTATTTGCTTTTGCTTGTGATTCGTAAATTGATGCTCCACCAGAAGGACCATTAATTAAGAAATTAACTTGATATTCGGCAGGATTTGATAAAATATCATAAGAAGAAATAATATTAGAAAGAGTCGCAGACATTCCATTGGTGCTAGAATAATCAACACCACCAGATAGATTATATGTAACATTTCCTGCTCCAGAAAATTTTACACCTTGAGCATTTTGTCCCCAGTTTCCAACGCTAGAAGAAGTATATACTGTAGTTCCTGTAAATCCAGTTGCAGATCCAGTAGTAGCAGCTCCTGCGAATATATACTCAGAATTGTTTGCAATATAGTCTTTGTAATATACAGATTCTGATGGTGATATTTTTCCATCAAATGATTTGGATAAGAAGGTAAACTTTTCCAAAATATTTCCTGCAATACCAGTTACTGTGCCAGTATCATCAACAACTGCAATATGAATTTCGTCATTTAGAGAATTTCTTTCTGATGCATATTGAGATGTATTTGGTTTTTCTGCAATTGATTTCCAGTATACTGTAGAGTTTGTAAGACCAAGAGTTTGTTCATTATACCAATCAGAAACTACAACTGGTGTATTTGGAGTATTAGCAAAATCATAAGCAGTTGCTGGATTAGATACAACAAATTGAACGTTCGTTCCAACTCCAGAAGCACCAGCAGCAATTAAAATGGTAGTTTGTAAAGCACCATTTACACTTGTAGTTCCAAATCCAGCAACTGAGGTAGTGTTTAATATTCCTGCAGTAAACGTTCGTACATTATATCCAACAACTACGCCAGTACTTGGAAGAGTACTAGTAAGAGATGCTGGATTGATAACTG